CCAGTGCGAGATGGCCATCAGCCAGTTCGGCTTCCTGGCAAAGCACCCCACCACCGGTGCTGCGATCCCCAGCCCGTATGTCGCCATGTCCCATGCCTTCATGAAGCAGATCAACCAGAGCTGGTATCACATCTACCAGATTGTGAAGGAGAACTGCACCAGGACGATCCCGAGCAACAATCCCCAGGACGACATCATGGAGCGATTGCTCACTTATAATCCACGAAGGTGATTATCATGCTGGTCCTCTCCCGATATTCTCTTGATGGACCAACGGTCTGTGGTATCGGGTGAAGCGGGGGAGGGGGACTTGCTATATGAGCGAAGGTGGGCTATCAATGCACACTGACATGGAGGATACATATGGATGAGATGAACCGAAAACGGGTCGAGGTCCTCAGGAAGCAATACCCACCCGGGTGTACCGTGGTGCTTGTCAGCATGGATGACGAGTTCGCACCTCCCAAGGGTACCAAGGGTAAAGTAATCCACGTAGATGACATCGGCAGCATCCACATTGCATGGGAAACCGGCTCGACTTTGGGAGTGGTACCGGGGGTCGACATGGTGCGACGCCTGGACGAAGAGATACCTACAAAATAGTGTATCTTATTTGCATATATACACTTGCTATATACCCCTCTTTGAGTGATTACTACAGTACGAAGAAAAACACACCAAAGAGAGGTAGGCGGCATGGAAAAGACAACACGGTTCGGAATCGAGATAGAGATGACGGGCATCACCCGCAAGGACGCAGCCCTGGCTGCCCAGACGGTCCTCGGTGGAGAGCTACTCTACGGTGGCTCCTACTACGACACCTACGAACTGAAGACTTTCGATGGCCGCACATGGAAGTTCACCTACGACGGTAGCATCCGATGCGAAACCAAGACGCGAGGGATCAAACAGAGTGTATCGCGCCTGTACAGCGTCGAGCTGGTCAGCCCGATCCTCACCTACGAAGAGGACATCGAGAATTTGCAGGAGGTCATCAGGGCACTGCGCAAGGCCGGAGCCTTTACCAACAACTCGTGTGGCATCCACATCCATCTTGATGGACAGAACCACACACCTCGCTCGATCAGAAACTTCGTGAACATCATCTACGCCCGAAACGACCTGTTCTACAAAGCCCTCGGCATTGAAGCCCAGCGGGCGCGGTACTGCAAGAAGATGGACGAGCACCTCGTGGAGAGCATGAACCGCGCCAAGCCGACCACCTTCGCTACGATCGAGAGTATCTGGTACGAAGGCTACCGGGGAAACCGGGATGCTCACTACCACGACAGCCGCTACCATTTTTTGAACCTGCACTCCTTCTTCCACGGTCACAAGACCGTCGAGCTACGCGGTTTCAACAGCACGCTGCACGCCGGAGAGGTCAGAAGCTACATAGCCCTTGCCCTCGCGCTGAACAGCCAAGCACTCACACAAAGCTCGGCAAGCACCAAGAAGCCCCAAGCTGAGAACGAGAAGTTCGCGATGCGCACCTACCTCAATCGCATCGGCTTCATCGGCGACGAGTTCAAAGCCTGCCGCGAGCATTTGTGCAAGCGGTTATCGGGAAATGCCGCGTGGAGACGGCGGATTGCAGCCTGAAGGGGCGACTTCTTGGAACCTTGAGGGCGGGATAACCGCCCTTTCAGGTGGTAGAAGACCAAATGAAGGAGTAAAGCAACGATGAAGAAAATCTATCTGGCCTATGGAAGCAATCTGAACCTCGAGCAAATGGGAGAGCGCTGTCCCGATGCTGCGGTCATCGGAACAACGATACTGCACGATTATCAGCTGTTGTTTCGGGGAGTCCGACATACTGGTGTGGCCACCATCGAAATGAAACGAGGAGCAAGGGTTCCGGTGCTGCTTTGGCAGATCACCGAGAAGTGCGAGAAGGCCTTGGACCGCTACGAGGGTCACCCCCACCTGTATCGCAAGAAGAAGCTGATGGTGAATCTGGACGGTGATGAACTGGTGGCGATGGCCTACGTTATGAACGAAGGACCACCGCTGGCGATGCCGGATGCATACTACTACGCGACCATCCTCGACGGCTACCATGACTGCGGATTCGACGAGAAAGTCCTCAAGCAGGCGGTGATGCACACAAAGAGCTTGCAGGATGCATAAAAGCACAAATCCGAGCGGCCTTTTTCCATCGATACGCTTGCCAAGCTCCCCTAAATGCGGAAACAATGCATGCCCAGAAGGAGGTTCGCAGATGGGTTACGAGTGCGATAGTACCCTTGCAGAGCTGAAGAAGCGATTCCCTGCAGGCTCGCTGGTGGAGTTGGTGAAGATGGAAGATGGGGATTCGCCCCCTATGGGTACCAAGGGTGAGGTGTTGCATGTGGATGCATGGGGAACGGTACATGTGCTGTGGGAGACCGGCTCGACGCTGGGAATCATCCCTTCAGTCGATGAGATACGCTTGGTTTCGGAAACACTGGGAGACTGCAATGGATGAGACGATCAAGGCTCAACTGGAGCAGGTGAGAACTACTGCTTTGACGAACATGTTCGATGTGGCGGCGGTGATCAGGATCGCCGAGCACCTCGGGCTTGACGAGCTTGCCGCGTATCTGGCAGCAGGCAACGCGGGGGAATACACGCGATTCATCCTCACCGGCAAGACTTGAACTTGCCATATGATCAACCAATTACGAGGCCCTTCGGGGCCTTTTTTGTTGCCCGAACGACTACCGGGCGAGATAGGAAGCAGGTTGGTATTCAAGCTTTATAACCACTTATATAATTTCACATTATGCAGATAACTCTTTGTATTGACTTGATATGATGCGCGCTATCAGCGAACATGCACCAACGCGGAACCACACCCGACGGCGCGTGGTTTTCGCACTATGTACACCGGAGGAACTTCATGGCAAAGACCAACATCAAGATCATCGAGGTTGCCCCGCACCAAAAGCACTCACGGCAGAGGAAGGGGTCGGACGTGGTACGGGTGGCCGCCTACTGCCGGGTGAGCACGCTCTCGGAGGAGCAGGAGCTTTCGTATGAGACCCAATGTGCATATTATCGCAACCTGGTTGACTCGGATCCTGAGCTTGAGCTGGTAGGAGTCTATGGGGACCGAGGGTGCTCGGGAGTGATGATGAAAAGCCGCCCGCAGTTCCTCAGGATGATGCAGGACTGCAAGGACGGCAAGATCGATTATGTGATGGTCAAGTCCGTCTCGCGCTTTGCTCGCAATCTGGCCGACTGCCTCGAGTGCGTGCGGGCGCTCAAGGGCATGGGTATCCCGGTCCTCTTCGAACGCGAGGGTATCGACACCATGGACGACCGCGCTGAGATGATCCTTTCGATGCTTGCCGCCATCGCCCAGGAGGAATCCAACAGCCTGAGCATGAATATCAAGTGGGCGTTCGAGAAGCGCCAGGAGAGCGGCATCGCTGCACGCCGCGTCCCCTACGGCTACCGCAAGGCTGCTCCTTCTGATAGACAAGGCAGCGAATGGGTGATCCATCAATCAGAGGCTAAGCGGGTGCATCTGATGTTCACCATGGCAGGGAAGGGATGCCGGTATAAGGAAATCCTCGCTGCATTGATGACCTTGGAGACCAAGGAAAACCAAGCGACGCGGTGGTATCACGACAAGCTCTATCGGATGCTGCGTAGCGAAGTCTACAAGGGTGATGTGCTGACCACCAAGCAATACGTGGTTGATTACCTGTCCAAGAAGCAACGGCGCAACGAGGGCCAGCGGCCCCAGTTCTACATCGAGGACCATCATCCTCCGATCGTGGAGGCATCTTTGTTCGATCACGTGCAAACGCTCTTGGATTCAGGGGCACTCAGGCACTATGCAAAACACTAGGAGGCATGCGGATGGAAGGACAAACATATCAGGCAACAGGCGACACTCCCGTTGGGGTCAGAAGGCTCTATCGCGACAGTGCCCTGCCGCAGGTGAGGGCGAAGCGGGTGGCGGCGTACTGCCGCGTCTCCACCGAGCTCGAGCAGCAGCAAAGCAGCCTCGCGACCCAGATGGAGGCGTTCAACGACATGATCGCCCGCCATGCCGATTGGCAGCTTGCCGGCATCTATACCGATGAGGAGACCGGCACCAGTAGGCGCAACCGCGACGGGTTCAACTCCCTGATGGCCGATGCGGAGGCCGGCAAGATCGACATCATCCTGGTCAAATCGGTACAGAGATTCGCACGCAACACCGTAGACGCCCTCACCGCTACACGCAGGCTCAAAGCCCTCGGGGTATCGGTGTTCTTCGAGCGTGACAACATCAACACCTCCCAGGCGACCTCTGAGTTGTACCTTACCCTGATGGCGGCAGTCGCCCAGGAAGAGAGCCACAGCCTTTCGGAAAACATGAAGTGGGGCATCCGAAAGCGTTTCGCCGCCGGTATTCCCAAATGGGCGGCCACCTATGGCTATCGCAAGACCGAGGAGGGTGATTGGGTGATCGATGAGCATGAAGCCGAGCAGGTACGGAGGATCTTTGACATGTACAAGAACGGCTCGGGCCTTCCTGCCATCGTGACCGCATTGGAGCAAGACGGCGTGATCACCCAGATGGGAGGGACCAAGTGGTATCCCCATACGCTTGCCACGATGCTCAAGAATGAGAAGTACATCGGGGATGTGAGGATGCAAAAGGATTACACGGCCGACCATCT